GCACCTTGCTCAAGTCCCATAATAAAGAACTGATCATTGTTGCTTTGAATTATTATGTGAGGCCTACCATAGGAAAGTAATTTTATCTGCTTATGTGTAGCAATATCTTGGTGCTTTAATCTAATGTTTAATTTCTGACTAAAATAAGTAGTGCCAGCATTTCTATCAGAAACAACATCTTGATCGAATGTATTATCCACACCTTTTAATTCATACTTGTATAAAGTATCTACGTTAGTAATCGCTGTAATCATATCCGTATCCGTTGCGTCGTACGTTATGTCAGCTCTAGCTATTTGGTAATTGATAAAGTAAACAGCTTTTAAACCTCCTACTTGGTCCTTGCATTGTTCAACCCTACCTTTTGCAATATCACATGCCATAATTTTAAAGTTTTAAAGTTATAAAAAAAGGGAAGAAGTTAATCTCCTTCCCCTAGTATTGAAAATCAGCTAGTTACTAATTAGCGGAATTGGTGATTCCGTAAGTCACGATATCTGATACTGAGTGGTAGTTAACAGCGTAACCAGCTCTCATAACAACTCTTACGTTATCGTCACCTAAAGTCTCAGCAGTGTCAATCAAACGTACTTCGTTAGCATCGTTCAACAAACCACAACCGAAGAATAAGTTAGAAGTTTGAGCAGCGATTGCTTGGTTAGCAGTCAATCCGTTTGCTACGAATAATGGAATCCCACCATAAGTCAAAGAACCATTAGTATACCATTGTGTACCTTTGTTGTCAGAACCATTAGAACCTAATCCTGAAGCCCCAAAACCACCTAATGCAGAGATGTAAGATTTAGCGATATTTTGAGATACATAAATTTTCAAGTCATCAGCTCCGTATACTGCAGCAGGGATAGCTTTGTAAATTTTTTCAAGCTCTTCGATAACGTTAGCAGAAGTAATAGTTGCTCCAGACACCTCATTTGCAGTTGGTAAAGAAGCATCAGCAGTTAATAATGTCATGATACCAGCAACTTGTCCGTCGGTAGCATTAACACCATTCCAGATAGATGTTTCGATAGCAGAAGCAACTTTTTCTACTACGAATGCAAGCAAGTAATCAGCAAAAGATTTAGCCAAAACTTTGTTCGCAGAGAACCCCATTTCTTCTGATTGCCAAGAAGTGATGTAGTCTTTTTTGCATAAAGATAAATTAACTTGGAAATTCTCTAAAGTTAATGTTCTCTCTGTGATAGTCACCGTAGAAGTAGCAGTAAAGTCACAACTAGCATTTGCTAAAAGTCCATCTGTACTTAATTTGTTAATAACCGCTTTGTAAGCGATGTTAGGCATGATAGTCATACCTCCGTTAGATAATGTGTTACCACTTAATAAAGCAGCTTTAACCCACATTCCTGAATGTTGACCAGCGTATGTAGTCGTTAATGAAGTTGTTGTAGCCATTGTTTATTTTATTTATAAATTGTTTCTAAAATGTTGTCGCGAATACTTCGCGCTTTACCTGGTGTTAAGTCGATGTGCTCAATTGTTTGAGAATTCTCAGGATTGAACTGAATTGGTTTAGGCTCTTCTGCAAGCTCTACAACTACTTCAGTAACTTTTGAAAGCTCTACAATCTTAGCTTCTAACTCTGCAATCTTTTCTTCTAATGCAGAAAAATGTTGTTCTTCAACTTGTGAACGAACGATTTTTTTAACTTTCGTTTGTTCAGGTGTTTTTTCAGCTTCAACAGGAATCTCTTCCTCTTTAGGCTCTTCAGTGTTCTCTTCAGTAGCTTCAACGATAGAGTCAATGATTCCATCCTCTTTTACTACTAAGATTTTACCATCTTCAAGCTCATATTTACCAGCTTTTAATGGTACAGATTCAGCATCAGGAACTACGATAAATACGTTTTGTCCTGGCTCGAACATATCAGCTTCAATAGTCGTTTGACCATCTGCTAATACTTGGTCTTCTAACTTCGTTTCTAAAACTTCTGGCTCAACACCTGTAAGTTCAATAAGAAAGTTTTTAACCTTTTTTAAAAGTGTTTCTTTTTCCATATATTATTAACTAATTATTAAATAGTTTGTTTTAAATTACCCTCTCGCTTCAGAGATAACTCGTTCAACTACAACGTGATTGATAGTCGCTGTAGATTGCTCTGACTCGCGTCCAATTCCTTGTGCTGGTAATGTGCCATCACAACATTCACTAGAGTACTTTCCGTCTTTACATAGACACCCTCTCTTGCCACCTTTTGGTGACGCTTTTGAAACTCTTGCTTTTTTTTCCATATTTATTTTATTTTATTTCTGTTACTATGAAATTTAATTGATCTATCGTTATATTCCTTGCACCTGAAGTGTTAGAACAATGTATCTCCAAATAGTCACCATTATTATGCGACACAACACAAGTAAACGATACACTCTCGGCACGACCAGAAGCGTTTGCAGTTGCCTTAGTTCTCGATGGAGTACGTACAGCACTTAATTTACTATCATAAAAACCAAATTCGCACACGTCATTTGCTGAAGAATTAAAAGAAAGTACACATTGGATTAAGTATTTGCGACTAATTGCAGCATCGTTTGTAAGTCTATTATTTGCATGTGTGTATTTTGAGTTATCCGAGCTTGCTGTAGTTGTTCCTGATGCTTTATAAAACGTATTAGAGGCACTTATTGTAGTAGCGGTGGTATTACCTTGCATATACAATTGACCATTAACAGCTGTATTCGTTATTCCTACACAATTAACAAACAATGATTTGTTAGACGTTTGGTCAACTCCTGCAATATAAGTTCCGCCACCACTAAAATTAATCGTATCTAAAATATACCTTTCATTACCAATCGTAGCACTTGAACTAACATTGATAGAAGTCTCACCACTTAACGTTACAAAAGACGAGTAAATAATTCTAAATCTACGTGTGATGTTGCAAGTTGATGCAATCGTTATTCCTGTTGTTGTCGTTGCTAAATCGAATAAACATTGGGTGAATCCAATCGTTCCAATTGTACCATCTAATGTAAGTCCTCCACTATTTAAGAAAGCAGAGTCCTGCATGATAAAGTTAGTGTAATCTTTAATAGTTCCTATCGTAGCACAATCGGTAAAGTTTACACCAAACCAATCTAGTGCGGTGGTAGTACCATCACCATCTAAATTTAAAGCAGTTCCGTGTGTGATTGTTATATTACGAATAGGCAAAGAATATACCGACGTTATCAATGCCGTTGAACTACTTAACCCCGTAGATTTAATTACGCAATTCTCAGAAGATCCACCTAGTATAGTAGTGTTTGCAGCGCATACTAATCTATCCCCTGTTAAATCTACAATCGTAGTAAAGAAATATGTTTTATTAGCCTCTAAGGTTATCACACCACTCACCGCAGTTGGTAAGTCTGTTTTCGTAGTTACAAAGATTATATTTCCTGTAGCAATATTCGTAGATATAGAACTCGTAAAATCACTATACAATATCTTCTTTGGCACATCACTCGTAGCATCGTCTAAATATAGACTATCCGTACTATCGAGTGTAGTTACATCTTTATACCTTACAAAATATGGTATTTCACTCATAGTTTTTCTAGTAAGTCTTTAATCTCATTTAGTACGTCGTCTTGCATTTCTAATTGCTCTAATCCATCGTACTTACCTTCAATGCTAAATCCATTAAACTTACCATCTTTAATCCCTTGGTAAACTTCTTCGTTATAAACTTTCATCTTTACAACCCAACTTCCAACAGGTGCATTAAGTTTGTAGATATTAGACTTATCATTCTTACTATCTTCAACTATCCATGACTCAATTAAAGTAACACCATCAACGTTTTCTTCATGATCAATTGTAACATTATTTCCGTACAATTTCTTCATGTAAAGTTCCTGCGTTTTAGCAATTGTTTCAGCACTAAATGACACGGTGAATTCTTTATCTTTAATACGTCTTAAAATCTTCTTTTCAGGGACCAATGCAAGACCAATTACCTCGCGTTTATTTTCGTCGATTACTTTCATTTCAACTTCCATCTCAGAAAGCAAAATAAAATCTTCTTCAATCGCAGGTCGATCCACAAAACTTATTGCGAAGACACCTTGCTCTTGCTCGTCTTTAATTGTAAGCTCTATATTCTGTAACTTTTCCATATTATTATAACTTAAATTGTAGCATTTTGTACTTTTTTCTTGTCTAACATTTGTTGCGTCGTAACGTCCGAACCTACAACATACGCTTTAACGGGCGCCTGGTTTAATTGCGCTAATTGCGTTTGGTTTTGGTTGCCTATAATATTAAAGTTCGGTGTTATTGCTTGGTTGTTAGCTCCACCTCCACCGCCTGCAGGGGTAGCCGAACCGCCACCTGCACCTCCTCCAAATTGTTGGTTTGATATATTTTTAACATTTGCTAAACCTGCAGCAACAGCTAACCCCGCAGCGATAGGGGCTAAGATAGGTCCAGCAACAGGTATACCAATCATTGACGCATAAGCACCTGTAGCTGCTTTGTAAGTATCCATTGTTGCACCAGCAATTTGTGCGGCTTTTTGAATTTTAAATGCTTTCCTTTGTTCTTTCTCAGAACTTCCTGCAAATGCTTGTGCTAAATTTCCAATAGTAGCAAACGTATTTCTTGCTATGTCAAATTGTGCGGCTCTAATCGATTTTTCAATCTTTGCGTTTTCCTCTTTGTTTTTTAAAATTCTATTATCAAGCTCAATCTCATCATTCATCCCCTTAGTCAGTATTGCTAACCTTTCTTCAGATGCTTTTCTTAGTTCTTCAGCTTGTCTCTCATTTCTTTTTTTACCTGAAGCGCGCATGTCACCTTCTAAGTCATCAAGTGCTTTTAAATCGTCTTCGCGTTTTTTCTTAGCTTCTTCTGCTGCTTTATCAGATGCGGCTTTTCTCTCATCTGCTGCAGTTTTATTGATTGCTTTAACTGCTAATTCAAACCCGGCTCTAGTGTTTAGCAAACTATTTAACGCGTCTTTTTGTTGCTGTTTTACATCTGCAATTTCTTTTGCTACTTCTTTAGGGTCAAACACAAAACCAGAAAGTCCTCCGTATAACTTTTCATTTAGTCCAAAATCTTTACCTAAAAGTTTACCAGCATCATCAATAGTTCTAAGCACTAACGATAAAGGGATAGATATAAATTGTAATATACCAGATAGTATTTCTTTATTTCTTTTTGACGCTTCAATTTGAGCTAATGCAGTATTGGCAGAAGAATCTATTTGTGTTTTAGCAGCTTCAATAGCTTTATTTGCTTGGGCAATTTTTATATTAAGGATATCCCTTTCAGTTTTCCCTTGTAATTTTAGTATATTTTCTTGTCCATCTATAGCTGTTAACTTAGCTTTTTGTATGTCTAAGTTTTTCTGCGAGTTTGCGTTAAGTTTCTTTTGCTCTTCGCTTACACCACTTACAGCTGCTTTAATGTCGTCCCAATACGCAACAACTAAACCCAGGGCAACCACAAATAAACCTATTCCTGTAGCCGCTAATCCTGTTTTAATTCCTTTTAACGCATTGCTAGCAACCGCACCTAGTTGTTTAAATGAATCTCTCGCTTCACCAAGTCCTTGTAAGCCTTGTGACAATGCCATTGCAGATTGAACTTTCAGCAATGTTTGCTGTACAGCTTCACCTTCAACACCAACTAATCCAAGTGCACCCTCAAATGCTTGGAACCCATTTAACACACCCCCAATGGAAGAACTTAAAGCATTAAATTTAGCGTCTGGGTTGAATGCGTCGGTAAGTGCCTTAGCGTCACCAATAGCATCCTTTAATTTAGCAGCGTTTTTAGCAGCATTTATAGCTTGGTCAGAAGTAGCTCCAAACTTTTCAGAAAGCGCATTAACTTCATTTTGCGCATCTCTTAATTGTGCTTTAAGGGATTGCGCGTTTGTCTTTACTTCGAGTTCAATTACTTTCTTTTCTGCCATTGTACTTTGCTTTCAATAATAACTCTCGTTTGCCTTGTTTGTAGTTTACACGAAAACTATCCGATAATAGATATTTTCCCTTTGCAATGTCTATATTTTCACTTACCCCGTAGAAATTATCTATACCTAGTAATGCTATTATTTGCTCTATCATTCTTGAAATAAATTTATTGTATTTGTAAAAGTCGTACCATCATTATTTAAGTTAGTCGCGTCGATCGGAATAACAACCCCAAAACCTTCTTCGTTTACTATTCCATATCCATCGTCGGTTATGATATTGTCCGTTGTACTTTCGGTCCATATTGGTGTAGGTGTATTCGTGTTTGTAGGGGCAGTGATTGCAATATCTGTGTCAGTAGTTGTACTTCCTGGAGATATTGTAGTGCTTGGAAGTCCAGATGAAAACGTTGTGCTAATCACCCCGTTTGGAACCTTATAAGGAATTGTAACAACACCACCGCCACTTGGTATAACTATTGTAGGAGTAATAGCATCGTTAAGCATTGGTCTGAAATCATTAATTAAAGTCAGACTAACTTCACCACTAGTAATGTCAGATTTAAGGTCGTTGATAATGTATCTCTTATCCCGAACAATCAACCTATCATTCAATCTTAATTTTGTAATCAATGACAAAGGGAAGTGCGCTTTAATTCTTATAAGTCTACATTTAGGATTGAATAGGTTTTCTAAATAACTACTATAATATATAGAGTATAGATTGTTTTCTAACGTGTCATTTGGTGCTTTTACATCTGTTTCAGGATGAAATGTAAGTGAATATAAACTTCCATTTGATTCTAACACGTTGCTGAATATATTAAAGTCGCTACATAACGTCGCTGTACTTCCATTATTCATGTATAAAGTGTCGTTAATTCTTTCGTTGAAATATAAGAATACTGGCTTCGGAATATACGATTTAAAGTCAGGACCTTTTGTTAAGCAATACCCAACTTGAAAGTCATCAACGTTTAGATTATTCATCAATAAATTCTCAAAAGGTAACTCAACAATATAATCCGTTCCCTCGTTTGATAAGGTCAAATTAGTGTCTGCATACTCACGTTCCATTATTCCATTGTCGTAATATTGCTTATTTAAAAACGATTCTGACTTCTGGTATTTAAACGATAATTTCTTAAATACATTTGTTCTTTCAACATCAATAGAATCTATATCCGTATAGTTTGTAATATCGTAAATGTTACCACCATTGTACCACATATCCAAAGGTTCAATTGTAAACACATCAACACTTGTGGCGTAACACGTTGCGTTAAACATCTTAAGTAGTCCACTAAAGAAATCAGATACTTTCATGTCAGGTATCTTTGAGCTTATATCTGTAAAAGCTGTAGTAGTAGTTGAAGTGGTATATATTGGTTGGTTAAAATTATTGTACTTTTTATAATTTAAATTTGCATTTAATTGCAATGTCATCGGGGACTCACTTCTTATTTTAATCTGAAACTCACTGCCATTATCTTTGTCATTAAAATAATATAATGATGTAGGAGGTAGCTTTCCCTTCCAAAAATGTGTCTTAATAATTTCACCATTCTTATATAAATCTACATAGTACACAATTGCAATATCTGAAACAGATGAGACAGATATTTGTAATATTGGTTCGTTTATTGGTGCAAAAACACTATTTTTTGGACTTACTCCATTACAAGTAAAAGTATTCAAAGCAGCGTCAAAATAAAAGCCTACAATAACAGGATAATTAATTGGATTAAGAGTATATGGATACATAGTAAATCCAGGGACAAGAGTTTGTCCATTAGGTAGAACAATATCTACTACTTTAGCGCTTGTTTTACCTGTATATTGTTCTTCATTCTTTAACCACAAAAATAATTTTTCCCATTTATCATTAGTACTTACAAAGAATTGAGAGTTAAAGGTAACATCAAACTTTGCTTGAATTGCATCTAATATCCTAGCAACTTTCAAAGCTGGAAATAACTCATCGTTTTTAATCGAGCCGGCAGTCGTTTTAATATCCGTACTAGATCCATCTCCGTAACTCCATAATCTTTTGGAACTAATTAAAGGGAACATCACATTTTCTAGTGTACTTGACTTGACTCTATTAATTACGTTAGTGGCTGTATATTCAATATCGTATGAAGTAAGATCTAAATCACTTAGTTTAGCATCCCCAAACTTATCTTTTAAACTCACCAAGTCGCCATAGAAAGTAATCGTATAACTATCTACACTTCCATTTTTTATATTAGCTTTCTCGAGCATAATAGTACCTGTTCTAAATGGTACTAAATCAATTTCAATACGTGTTCTAATTCTAAAGTTGAAATTCCACTTGCTTAGCTTCGGATCCGTATCTGTTTGTTCAATGTCTACATCCGACTGATAAAAGTGATGAAGTACGGAATTGTTATTTGTACTTGCTGGTATGGTAAATGATTGGGTGAAGTCAGTGTACACCTTAGAAATGTCCTGTATATT